AGCTATGGCACAAGCTAATAAAGCAGCTGAATTTATGGCTAGAGTTCATCAAGAAAATGCAGATTTGGAGGCAGCAAAGGAAATGGCAACAATGAACATGGTTGCAAATTTAAATAATAGTAATAACAGTAATAACAGTAATAACAGTAATAATAGTAATAATTTTGTAACACCAGAAGAGGGTTCAGTAGTGCAAAGAATTCATATAGAAAAATGTGGATATGGATTATTGATAGGATATGTTCAAAGTGGTAAAACGGACGCTATGATTGAATATTGTGCTCGTTCAAAAATGGAATTTAATAAAAAAACCCTATACTTAGTAAGAAATATTAATGCTGATGTAACACAATTACTCCCTAGAATAGAGGAAAATAGTGATGCAAAGGCAGCAAATTTAAGAGTGGAAAAAATAAGTGATGTCATACCAGATAGTGCCCGTGGTCGTCCAAGAACTGAAAGGAATAATGATTCAAAACCAAAATTACAAGTAAAGTTATCAAAGAAAAAAGTTCAAAATCCAAAAGTGCGTTTAGAAGAAGTAGATGTATTTTTAGGAAAAATGGAAATGTCAGATTTATTGAAATTTTTCTATTTAGCTAAATATAATAGTGATAAATTTGAATTCAACATTGTTATAGATGAAGGCGATTTACTAGCAGGAGAAGAAAAGAAAACTGAATTAATTCTTACAAAAATAATGAGATTATATAATTGTTTCCATACTCTTCAAGTCACTGCTACACCATTAGCAAGTATTTTATCATCACCTAAAATAAATTACTTTTATAAACTCGAAGTAAAAGAAGGAAAAGAATATGTTGGATTAGAACATTCTCGTGTCAAATTTAGAGAAATAGAAGCTGGTAAAGAAGTTGGTGAAGAAGAGCTAATGAAACTTTCAAATATTTTCGAAGATCAAAATTGCAGAAATATGGATATTATATTAAAAGAAGGTTTACAGAAAAATATTTGTATTGCTTTAATGATATCAAGTGTCGTAAATAAGACTCAAAAATTTTTGATGGAAAAGTTAGTAGATAATAATCCAAAATATGTTGGAATTGTATTTAATATGAAAGGAATAAAACTCTATTACCAGGGAAAAGAAATAACATTAGGCGGAGAACAATCAATTACAAATGCTATAGAAATTGCATTAGAAGTTTCTAAACATGTTGTAATATTTGCTGGTTATACTGCAAGTAGAGGAATTAGTTTCACTGATACAAAACACAAATATCATTTAACAGATTTATATCTAAGAACAAATGAAACATTATCTGGACATTGCGAACAATTAATTCAAAAATTAAGAGTTTTAGGTATTTATGATGGTGAGGACGATATATATAAAACTCCTTCTGAAAAAAATATAAATATATGGTGTGTTGATAAATTGAGAGATGAAATTTGCAAATGTTATAGAACTATTAAAATCTTAACAGAAAAATTAGTTGAAGATACTAAAAAATGCAAAAAAATAAATAAAACATCAGAGATAAATGAATTACTTAGAAAAATAGAAAAAAGACAGCGTGAATGGCCTTCTATTCCATTAACTAGACCTGAATATGAAAAATTTAAATCATTTACAGAAGTTCCACAAATTTTGAATGTCATTAGTGGCTTAAAGGAAATAGGAATAAAATACTACAAAAATGTAGATGGATATTCTTTAGAAAATATTTCGGAAGAAACTATCAAAAGAAAAAATTTTTGTATCCATGATAATTTAACTAGTTGTTATACACTGAGAGATGAAATAATAAAAAGATTAAGCACCCGAACTAAAATTTCATATAAAAATAAAAATTCTAAACATTACAATTTATATTATGAAAATTGTATATTACCAGAAAATGAACCAGAGATTTTAAGACTTAGAACTATTTATAGAGAAATACAAGATTCAGAACCTGAAAGAAAAAAAGTTGCATTAAGAGAATTACAGAAAAAATTAAAAGAAAATTGTAAAATATTTGTTCATGAAAGAATTTTTAATGATCCCTCATTTTTGGATAAATCCGAGTTCAGTCAAATGCGACAATTTGTAGATAAATATGGTTTAAATGTTAGTAAGTTTGGATTTAAGTCCTATTTAAATATTCCTATAGACTCATCAAGAGGAAGATTTAAAAATTATAGAACAAGAATTACAGATTATTTTGAAGAAAGACGAAATAGAATATTGAATTTTCCAGAAGGAATATTTTCAAAACCATTTGATTTTTCATTTGGTAGTTCAGATTTTTTGAATGGATATAGTGAAAATTGTCCCATGATTTGGTCTATTTATGTTCCAAATGATTTCACTTATGATGGTTTGTCATACAGTGCTGATTTAGAACATAATCAAGTTCATAGTTGGTATAATTTAAAAGGTGAATTATATTCAAAACCATTGAATGATGATTTAGATAAAATATTTTATGAAGAAGCTCTTAAAACTCTTCAAATAAAAACTGAACATATTCAATTTGAAAGACCAGTGAATAATATTCCTAGTGTGTTACCTACAAATACGCCAACTTAATACACCTAATTTTTTTGTATTTAAAAAGATATTAAGGAATATAAGTAAATAATAAGTAAATAATAACTTTTAAATATGGAAAATCTTGGATTATCTGGATTAGTAAATTTAGGCAACACATGCTTCATGAATGCTGCCATTCAATGTCTTTCTAATGTTCATGATTTAACAGAATATTTCATCAATGATGAATATAAAAAAAATGAGAATAAAAAATCAAAGAGAAATGATGTATTAAATAATTGGGCTAGATTAATAAAAGGAATGTGGGAAAATAATTGTGTTGTTTCACCTATGTCATTTCATAAAAATATTAGAATGATAGCTGCAAGAGAAGGATATTTGAATTTTACTGGTTTTAGACAAAATGACACTCAAGAATTTTTAATTCTCTTAATAGATTCACTTCATGATGGATTATCTAGAGAAGTAAATGTTACCATATCAGGAAAAGTTAAAAATGAAACTGATAGAATGGCATTAGAAGCAATGAAGACATGGAAAATACATTTTAAAGATAATTATAGTAAAATAGTGTCACTATTTTATGGACAATATTTAACAGAAATTAGTGCTTGTGATAATCCAGAAGATGTTTTATCTAGAAATTATGACCCATTTTGTTATTTAAACATTCCTATTCCATTAGATAAATCTGAACCTAGTATTTATGATTGTTTCTCTCTTTTTTCAGAGGAGGAATTGATGGATGGTGATAATAAATATCAACATCCTAAGACAAATGAATATGTTGATGCAAAAAAACATACTAAATTTTGGTCTCTACCTAAGGTATTAATAGTAAGTTTAAAGAGATTCACTAATAACAGGGGAAAGATTGATAAATTGATAACATTTCCATTAGAAATATTGAACTTGAGTAAATATTTAAAAGGATATAATAAGAAAGCAATATATAATTTGATTGGTGTTTCTAATCATAGTGGTTCTTCAGGTGGAGGACACTATTACTCATACTGTAAAAGTAAGAATGGTAATTGGTATGAATATAATGATACAAGGGTAAATAAAATTACTCCTAGTCAGATAGTAACGCCAAATGCATATGTATTATTTTATAAAATGATGGATAATTAATTTTCTTTTATTTCTCTATAAATTTCTATTTATTAAATTTCTATTTATTAAATGTCTATTAATATTAATAATATTATGGTTGAATTAAAATCGAATGATTATGTTGGAATATCTTTTTGGTTAATATCTATTTCATTAGCAGCTACTACTGGATTTTTAGTAGTTGAAAGACCTTCAATAGAGGAAAAATGGAAGACACCTACAACTGTAGGTGCATTAGTTACAGGTATAGCTGCTGTTCATTATTTCTATATGAGAAAATTATGGGTAAAAAACCAGAGTAGTCCAGTAGTCTATAGATATATTGATTGGTTTTTAACAGTACCACTTCAAATAATTGAGTTCTATCTTATTCTTTCAGTAGCAAGTAAAATACCTAAAGAGGTATTCTATAAATTATTAGGAGCTTCAGTATTAATGTTATTGGCGGGTTTCTTAGGGGAAACAGGAATTATTAATCGTATGCTAGGTTTTACAATAGGAACGATTGCTTGGTTATACATAATTTATGAAATCTTCTTTGGTGATGCCGCAAAATATAAGAATGAGACTAAAGATAAATCAGTAGTCTTTGCTTTTGATGCTCTTAAATATATTGTAACAATAGGGTGGGCAATTTATCCTATAGGGTATTTATTAAAAGAAAAGAATCTCAATTTAGTCTATAATATAGGAGATTTAGTTAATAAAATATTATTCGCATTAATAATATGGTTTGCTGGAAAGAAATTAAGTCTAAAAAATACTGAAAATAATTTGTAATTATATAATATAAAGATAATGTTATTGATGTTGCCATTAGTTATATTCATATTATTAGTTGTTATTGTTGGTGGATTTCTTGGATTAAAAGAAACTGGCCATTTAGACAAATTATTAAATTTGGAAGGAGAGGAAGGAGAGGAAGGAGATGAAAATAATAGTTTTTCTGAAGAATCTCAATTACAAGAAAATAAACAGGTTTTTAATGTTTCGGATAATTTATTCGATTACGAACAAGCAAAATCTGTATGTGAGGCCTATGGTGGTGATTTAGCTTCATTGGACCAAATGATAGACGCGTATAAACAAGGAGCAAATTGGTGCAATTATGGTTGGAGTAAAGACCAGATGGCTTTATTTCCAACTCAAAAAGAAACATTTAACAAGTTAGAATCTGATCCTAAAACAAGAGGTTCATGTGGTACTCCTGGAGTAAATGGAGGATATTTTAAGAATGCTGGAATGAAATTTGGTGTAAATTGTTATGGAGTAAAACCAGAAAGAAAGATGACCCCGATGGAAATTCTCCAACATGAACAAAACTCACTCAATCCACTTTCAAAGAATGCTCAAATGTATATGTCTAAATTAGATGATTTCACTGTAAATCCATTTTCTAATAATAAATGGTCAAGGTATCAAGAAGACCAGAGAAATTAATTTATTTAATTTTAAATAAAAATATTAATTAATATTATAATTAA